ATCAGCAGTAACAGTTGATGGAACTTGTAGTCTACTCTGTAGGACTTGACTGAATATTGTTTCAAGAACAGAACCAAGTATTGGTGAGAATGTTTGTGTGTCACCAGTGTAACCAGATACTCCAGCTGCGGTATTGGTGACCGCTGCAGAAACCAATGTTGCAATTGAAACCTTACCAAATGGTTGAAATCCAGCTGGGTGAACAGCCTTCTTTAACTCATCAAAGTAAGTCAAAAGTGATTGACCAACTACAACCTCATAAGAGTAATCTTGATAGTAATAAGAATCTTGAAGTCTAATTAAATCTTCGCCAATAAGATTATTGATACCACGATATGAAGCAGATTTTTCTGAAACGGCAGCAACAGTTGAAGTAGCTTTAGCTATATCAACAAATTGAACAGTACCAGTAGCTCCACTAGAATCCGTAATACTAATATTCTTACCCATGAGTGCAGACTCACTACGAGGAAATAAAATTTCTTCTAATACTATTTCATCACCAACATCAACTCCACTATCGGTAGCATTCAAAAGAATATTTCCATCACCAGTTTCGTCATCTAATAAAAATCCAGCACCTGCATCAGAACTATCAGTATCTGTACCGTTTAAAGTAAGTGTGTTACCAAATTCTTCACTTGCGACTAATGAACCAGCATCTGAACCATCAGCATCAGTACCATCTAAAACAATAAATCCTGTTTCTCTTTCGCGAAGATTGTCTACTAATAGATATCCATTTGTATTAAATGTTTCTTTGGGGAAGAATGGCAAGTCTGAAGGGTTCCGATACGTTAATCCAAGTATCTGTGAAGCCTGTGAATTTATTTGAATTGTAGGTTTTACAATGGGAGTTATAAAGTCTTTAGGTAATACTGTATTGATATTATTTTTTGTGTTAAATCTGTGTCGTATAATCTGTGGTGGAATATAACTCTCATCCATAAAATAAGTAGGTTCATAATTTTGATTTAAATAATTTTGATATCCTTCAAATGTATCAGTAGTATTTAAAGTTTGAAGTCTATAGTAAAGTTTTAAATACTCAGCATCACTTGCAAATATCCTCTGAAAAGTAGACCTTGATTTAAGTATTTCACTTTCGAAATCTTCTTTTACTACACCAACAACATTATCACGACCATCTTCCATAATAAGTTGGTCTGTTGCTTTATCTTCTTCACCTACAGCAATTGTTCGATCTTGTGATCCGTTCTCTAATATTAAACCGTATTCTTCTTTATCTACTGCATTAAATCTTATTGAATCACCCTGATCTAATATAGTTTTACTTTTTCTTTTTACTGTAATCACTCCACCCATAGTATCAAAATTAGGAGAATAATAATAATATTTTCCACCAGCTGGAGCACTACCAAGAGGTATAGTTATTTTTAAAAATGCACCAGTATAGCCTTGTTGTATGGCATACAACTCATCTGGAGTCCAAGTATCATCTTTACCATAGAGGGCCCTGTCTGCTAAACCTTGAGCAGAAGTTGGATCAAAACTACTTAGGGGAAGGGCAGTATCAAGATATTTACTTGGACTCCAAGCGAGCTCCGTTAAGAATGCGCCTGGGTCAGGCTTTGACCTCGTAATTGAATTTAAACGTGGAAAATACATAGGTGAATTATCTGGTGCTCGCCATAACAACGAATCTTCACTTCCCAATCCAACACGAACTAAATCTAATTGGCCGTCTGTACCAAATTTCTGGGTAGTAGATATATTAGAAGTTTCTCTTGTGGCAGATGTACCATCAGTATTACGACCATCTTGTGTTAAAGATAGTGCAAAGCTTTTTTGTAGAAACCGCACAGGCTGACCCGACTCAAGTCCATAAAGAGACGGGTGAGATAAGTCAAAATAATATTCAGTACCTTCGTAGAATGTCATGTTTTTTTGACTTCTACCATTTAAAGAAAATGCCCACGATGATGAAACTTCATTCCATTCTGCAGTAACTTTAAGAATTACCCTTTCAACTGGACGCTGACCTATACCACAAAAAAATGGAGAGAATGGGTTACTAATATTTTCATATGGATCGACAATACCTGTACTATCTAAAACAATTCTGTCATCGGTACTAAATCGAGCATCATCTGGTAAGTCAAGTGCAATAGCGGTATCAATAATGGATTGATTAACGCCCCCCTGCGATGCATCATAATTTGAGTCTGAGAGGTCTTTACTAAATCCAGTAGAAACAATTGCTTGTTCATCCTCTAAAAGAAATCCAACTGGTGTTAAAAGTTCTGTCGCTTGTTCAAGCTCTATACCTTCTTGAAATATCCCATCTTGTTCTTGAACTATTTTTTGAGTAACATCAAAGTTTTCTATTACTAATTCATTGGTTGTTGTATCCCAAGAAGTAACTTTACCATCGTGAGAAGTAAGAGAATTATTTATTCCAAATGTTCCACTTACATCTTTAACTATAAAGTGTGATTTAAAAGTAACATCAGGTGGATTTAAATTACTATACCTAAATCCATTGTTATTAATTTTTACACTTACTACTTCTCCAATTCTATCAGGTGTGGCCAAAAGTTTTGCACCAGAACCACCAACACTTGTTATTGATAATGTTGGTAGTTTAGTGTAACCTGTGTTTGTGGATTGGCCAAGTGTTCCAGCTAACGCGGCATTTCTGGTTTTAAATTTCTCAAGTGTTAAAATTGATGATACATCTAATTTTACTTTTTGTATTGACCCCCGTTCAGAAGTTGCGCCTAAATTTTCAAATGTATCATATTCTAATACTATTTGATTTCTACTAAAATTAAATGCTCCAGTTTCTGATGTTGTCCTAGCAGGTTCAGCTAAGTCTTTTTGTATTGATGTAGAATTAGATTCTATTTTATAATTAGAATCAGAACCACCGACAGCTGTAGTTCCAGTACCAGTAACACCACCGACTGTATCTGTTCTATCTAAAAGTAAACTATCATTCTGTGCAGGTCTAACTAATACTTTTCTTCCTGCAATTGGGGCCTCACTGAATGTAATATTAGTACCAGATACAGACCAATTAATAAACAAATTTGTACGACTATTTAAAAACACACTTTTTTGAAAAAGTTGTCCATCAAGGAAAACTACTATTTCATCAGTATCAGCATTTAAATTTGTGCCAATTGAATATACTGTGGAAGTTCCATCAGTATTAAATATATGTTGCCTAGTTTCTTCAAGTAAAAAATTAAATGGTTCTAAAGTTAAACTTGTATTATCTTCTATAATGATACTAAAAAAAGAATCACTGTCATCATCAAAGAATGCAATCGTACCAGATTCTTGTGCTATTCCACCCCCAACCATAGAAACTTTAGCAGTAGCTGGAACTGCATCAACGTCTAAAGTATTAGAAGTAAATGTGACAACATCACCAACAGCATAGTCTATTCCTTCATCATCAACTATAACTCCCCCAATACTACCAGTACTAACTTCATCAACAACAACTTCAGCAACATCATTACCAAGAAGTTCTAAATTAATAACTTCATCTTTAGAATAAAGGGCCCCACCAGAGTTTTTACGAGAACCAATTTCTGTAAGTGAGATATCAGATACGATACCAAAAACAGTAAATTTTACTTCACGATCATTTGTTGTAGATACTGCAGAGATAATTTCAGAATCACCAAATGTTCCAGTTATATTAGCTATTACTAACTCTGTAACAGAATCATTAAAATTATTTTTAGTTTGTTGAGACACCAATGAACTAACAACTGTTGCTGTGGCACCAGAAGTTTGACCAGTTATAATTTGGTTTACCGCCTCTTCTCCAGTAACTCCATCAAAAGCTAAAACTCTTAAAACAGTTTCACCTTCCCAACTACCACCAGAAGCTTTCATCATATATTGATTTGGATAAAATATTTCAGCAGTTTCGCCAAGCAACATTCGCATAAAAAGTTTATGACCTTCAGCTGAACCTTTAGCTGCGTATAAATCTTTTATATTTTTAAGTAAATCTCTCTGTGATACTCCAGAAGCCAAATCTCTTGGAATATCAGTCATAAATGAATTTTTCATTTTATCTAAGAAATCATATATTGTATTATCTACATCAGCATAGTCCAACATTTGTTGAATATTCTGAACTGGATTTCCTCTATACTCTACGACTGTACCACTTGAACCAGAAGTTTCACCAGTAATAATTTCACCCGTAATAAATTTTTGTTGAGATGTAATATAAAGCTTTGAGTTTCTAGAATTATCTACAAGTACTTGAGCTGTAGCATTAGAAGTTCCACCAGTAATAGTTTCATTTTCTATGAAATAGCCCTGAGTTCCAGCACCAATTTCAGTTACAATTCTGTCGTTATCATCTTCGTTTAAGATATAAGAAGAACTAGCTGTCTCTAATACTACATAATCAGTAGTAGTTGAAATAGTTAACTCACCTGCTTCTAAAAATCTATAGTAATCTTTTAAAAAGTCTACAAATATTGGATGATCTGATTGTACAAAATCTGGAACTTGCCCCTCAATTAAAGGAGATAGTTTATTGTTCAATATAGATTTATCGTCTAGTGCCATTTTTTAATAACCTGATGAAGATGAAGATGAACTCGAAGATGAGCTCGAAGATGAACTTGAACCCGAACCTGAAGCTGAAGCTGAAGATGTTACAGACGCAGATGATGATGATGTTGAAACTGTGGTTGTAGCACCAGAGGTTGTATTTGTAACTGTATATCCTAAACCTGTTGATGTGATTGCATCAACAGAAGCTGTAATTCTAGTATTAACTAAATCTAATTCTAGTATTTGATTTCTAACAGGAACTATATCGTATGAATCTGGTATTGCAGTCACAAGAACTTTTGTAGATGAAACTCCATTTACGTTTGAAACACTCAAAAAATTCATAGGAAATAAACTTATTATTCCAGTATGATAATCTATACTACCTGCAAATACTGCGTTATAAATTCTGGTGAGCTCAGAAAGATAGTATAATCTAATGTTACCATCACCGTCATCATCTAAAAAATACTCTCTACTAACTAAATCACTTTCGGTGTAATTAGTATTAGCTGTTAAGTAAAACCCACTTGAAGACACAACACCCCCAGCATTACGATTATGTCCGCCATGTGGATGATATATTTTGTTACCATAATTTATACCATAAGAACTTTCAGTTGAAAGTTCTGGAGTAAAAAATTTACTTATAGCAACAGTTGCTGTACTATTTAATATTGAAGTATCTGTACTATCTATCAATGATGTAACTACTGAGTGTCTAAATGGTTCATTAAAAGTTTGTAGTGTGTTGTTATTATAATTTGTTAGGGTTGTTAATATTTTGGTTTGTAATTCTGTTGGTGTGGATGTTGTAGCATTTTTATTATATTGAGCAGTAACAGATAATATAATATTTGTAGTTTCAGCATCAACGATTACAGGAGTAATAGATGCCACTTTAAACGGAGCTAAAGCTGTAACAAGATTTGATTTTTGTACTGAAGTTAAATTTTCTCCTGTAGTAGATTTTATTGATATAAAAACTTTTCCATAATCTGGTGTAGATACAACACCTAAGCTTGAATCAAAACTCCCATCTTCACCACCCCATACTGATACTGCTTGGGTATTTGGAAATAATCTTTTAACAAATACTTTATAATCTTCTATGGTTACTGCACGGCCCTGAGATGCATAATCAAGTGGTGCCTTTAGTTTAATAGAATTAATAGATTCTGGTTCTGCACCACCAACTGCTCGACTTACAGTCTGTACACTAATTGCTGTTGCACCACCAATAGAAGAAGGTGAAGTAAATGATGACACACCATTCGCTGCGGTTTTATTTGTAACAACATATTTTAATGTTACGATATTACCATCAACTAAAGCTTTACTAACTATACCGTCACCAAAATATATTTCAAACTTTCCTGCTTCAACTTCTTGACAAAAGTAGACAGGGCTATTATCTGTTAATTGTGTAATGTCTGTAGCTTTAGTAAAAGATTCTGTTTTGGTATCTGAAGCAGAGTTTTGAACTTGTACTGTGAGTGTGTTTATATCCGAACGAGCATCTGATAATATAAATCTTTGATCCTGAGAAGATGTGTCAACAGTATATGTTGATGTAATATAAGTTCCTTCATATATTGGTGTTTCTAAAAAGGAAACAGTGTTTCCAGAATTGGCAGCAGTAATATCAGCTATTGTAACAAACGAATAACTTTCGCTACCTACTACTGCAGTAAATTTAGTACCTGCAGGCATAGTCAAAGTATCATTATTAGTTGTAGCAAACACATTTACTGATGCAGTCGGCGATCTTGATGAAGTTACTTCATACCCTAACATTTTAGCATGAGATACTACACTTGATCTTAGTGCTGCAGAATCTAAGAACATTTCGTTGGCAGCCATGTTAGCATTAAACGCAAGGTAGTGAGTATTGTATGCAAGAGTGTCAAGAAGAACACTCATACCAGAACCTTCAAAATCGTAATCTTTAAATTTTGTTTGTGCCTTTAGGAATACTTTTAAATTATCTTTAATATCGTCAAAGTCTAATTCTGTTACCTGTAGTTTTGCCATTATCGTAATCTCTCTAAGAATAGTGTTAGTTCAACTAGTTCAGTAGGAGCATTTACAACATAAAACTCCACAGATACATCATAAGAATTTTTGTCAAAATCTGGAATTGCCCTAACCCCAACAAGTCTAGCTCTTGGTTCAAAATTTTCAATTACATTCTGTACTTGTCTTGCAAGAATTGCTGCGGTAACTGGAGTCATAAGTTCAAACAACATATCCCTAACACCAGAAGCAATTTCTGGGTGAAAGGGTTTCTCATAAGTATTCAACAAAACTAAATTACGAATTGATCTTTTGACAGCCTGAACATCTGTCACTTCACTTACATCACGGTCAGAAGACTTTCTCCCAAAAAATAAATCCAAGTCTGCATACTGTCTGACACTACGATCTGATCCGTTATTTAATTGTGCATCATAACTTGCCATTTATATAGACTCCTGATTTATATTTATTTATAAGTCTTAATACAATGAAATTAAAAACCATTTGGGAAAGGTGATATTTTATACTTCTTATGAACATCCCACAAGTGTTTAGGTGGATATATCCAATATCTATTTGTTGAGTCATCAAAATGAATAAAACCTTTACTATAATAACCGCAACAGTTTGCGCCATTTTTAAAAAGTGATTCTACAAATATTTTTTGTTCATTTATTGTCATGTTATCGTAACCAATATCCATGGCTCTACCCTGCATATGCAAAGAATTTTTAACACCTCCAGCGAGTCCATTACTGTCTGGAGTTCTAAATGCTGAAAAAATAAGTAACTGTTTACCAACATCAAAAGCAGCTTGTTCTGCAATAGAAAGTGTTTTTCTTTTCATGCCGGACATTAATATGCCTGCGTTAAGTCTAATTTTAAGTCTTGGTTCACCTCTAAGTTGTACTATCCTATAATCACTTGGAAAAAACCCACTAGGGTTTCTTGCTCTTATATCATCATTAAGTTCACTTTCATCAAATACATCACCAGAAACTTTATCGTCTGTTGGAACACCCAAGTATGTTCTATATTGATTTTGATTTGTTACTTCTGACCCTGTAGTTACAGGTGGAACTCTTTCTCCAATTTCGAAAGTTGCCGTATCAACATCTTCATTCACTAATTTCTTTCCCTCATCAGTGTCACGTTTTTCTTTATAGATATCTCCTATTGTTGTAGTTAATGCCTTTTGTGCTTCTACTTGTTGAGCAAAAGATAAATCAGTTGTTTCAATTCCTGCGGAATCTACTTCATTTTTAATTTCTTCTCTTGTTGGTCTTGGTGGTACTGCTGGCGTTGGCCAATCTCCGTCTATGTTTGGATTGTTTCCACCAGTACCAGCATCTTCAGTTCTGGCTGATCCTTGTTTTTTAACTCTTTCTTCTACAGGAACATCTACAACTTCTTTTACTAGTTTTAGTTCAGAAGCTTCAACTGATGGTTCACCAATGCCAGGATCAGCAGAACCAATCTTTACAGTTGCGGAACCAGTTTCAATTTCATTAGAACCATCAGCATGACCACCACCACCATCTCCTTGGTCTGCAGTATCACCTTTACGGGCTGCAAGGTCAGTGCTTCCACCACTATTGATATTAACATCAGAGGCATCTAATGTTATACCACTGGAAGCTTTAAAATCTAATTCTGTTGAAAATAATTTTACTTCACCTACAGAATTAATATTAACTCCACCCGCTGTAGAATTGATGGTGTATGCTGCAGCGTGTACATCAGTTTGAACACCAAGTATAGAACGATCTATTGTGGAACCATATCTTTCGGTAACAGCACCACTTATTGAACTATCCATTGTACCAGTATGTGTGTGAGTTGCATTACCAATTATAACAGTGTCTAAAGTTGTATTGTATCTTTGAGATACAGCACCTAGTGCTGTAGTTTTAAATATTGAATTTGCACCTTCACCATATTGTTGTGTAGTATTGCCCTTTACAAAGGTATCAAAATCTTCTTCAACTTCAATATTCAAGTTTTTACACTTTATATTAAAATCTTCTTTAACTACAGTGTTACAGTTTCCATCAACAGTAATATTTACATCACCCTGTACATTTATAAAATCAGAACCAGCAACAAATCTATAATTGTCACCCACAACATGAATTACTTTGTTTCCACCACCATCAATTTCATAAAAAGTTCCTGATCTATGATATTCATGTATTCTTTCACTGCCGTATGTATCATCAAATTCTCTTATGTGACCAGATTCAGATTCAAAAACGTGATTGAATGGATACTGTGTATTTGTGGTAGAATGCGGCATAGCAAAACTACTTGTAGATGAAGGAACATTACTATAGTTATTAGCAAACAATTGTTTCTGTTCTAGTATTCTATGAACATAATTATCATCACCTCTTGCAAGACGATTTACATCACTCTCGCCAAGATC